CATGCCAGCGCAACAAATGCTCTTGCCCGAGGTCGCCGCGTGCGATGCGGCAAACGATTGCAGTCCCCCTGCTGATGCGGCCCTCCCTCCCGCATGCGTGGTAGCTCACGATGGTGGCGGGGACTGCTCCCGGTTTAACGATGCCTTTTTGCCTGATGAGGCTGCTCGCGATTTCCGCGAGCAAGTCGAGGCGGCGCAAAAGCGTCGTGGTCGTCCCCGCAAGTGGGCTTCTGATGCGGAGCGCAAGGCGGCATACCGCGCCGGCAAGTCCCGTATCGACTACACGGACAAGCCAGAGATCAAGGCCACGCTTGCAAAGCTGGCCGATCAGTTCGAGGTGGGCGAAAACGAAGTGCTGCAGGAGCTGGTCCGGTTTGCTCTCTGCAGCCGCGATTGGGCGCGTATGGGCTTTGCGGCGCGGCGCGTCGATGGGCGGCTGCAATGATTGTTGTCCACAGCTATTTGGGTCTGTTTGTGAGGCCGTGTGGTGCCATGGTGAAGGTGCATCTGTCGGTCTGCATGTATGGCCCCGGGTCGTCTCGTGGTAGGTGGCCCGCATGAGTCCCGAAGAAGTCCGCGATCTGCCCTACCGCTGCCGCAGGGCCATATCCGCTCCGGTCCCGAAATCCATTGTGGATGGGTCCAAGGGTGCGGCCGATGTATACAAGCGCCTCGCTGCTGGCGTCAGCACGTACTTGCGCACGGGCCATCAGCCAGAGCGCGCGCGTGCTCGCGTGGAGCGCTTAGAGCGGATGCAGGGGATCGAGCCATGATGTCTTTTGCTCTGCTGCTTGTCGGCCCGTTGCTGATCGCGACGGCGTGTTGGCGCCGGATCGTGGAGCGCGCTAACGGCCTGCGTTGCAGGCCTGCTACTGACGCGCTGTTTTACGCGGGCTTGAGCGTTATGGCGGTTGTCATGTTGAGCGGGGTGGGCGCGTGATGCTGCACATCCTCTCGTGCTTGCCTCCGCTCTGGAGTCTCCCCCTGCTCTGGAGACAACTGGGGCCCCGCCGAAGCGCGGCTAGCGCGTCCCCCGCAGGGGGCTCGGTGGGGGCGGGGTATGGGGTGCCAAACCCCATGTTGGACCCTTGCGCGCCCTGTACCCCGTGCCATGTTGACGATGCTTCGTGCCCCCCCGCGCGACGGATTCCTGTATCGATCACAACGCCATGCGCTGGAGGGGGCTGCTATCAACCGCCTGCGCCCGGCAATGCATCCGCATGGCTCGCTATAGCGGCTTTTTGCGATCCTGAGCCCGGGCGTGATCTGTTCGTGCACGCGCGCGTGATTGGTTTGCGTGCGGCCTCTTGTGCAGTGTGCGCGGATGCACGCGCCTGCGCGGAAGGGGCCCCGCTTGCGGGGGGGGCGTCCGCGCAGGCGGCGGCAGGGGCGCAAGCCCTCCCCGATGGTAATCACGGGGATAACGAATAACGGTAGGCCGTTCGGTCTGTATTAGTACAAAAAAGGTTTGTATGAGTCATCCGATGGGTTCACGTGTTGATAAGCATGCTAAGGGTCATGCTGGTGCTTGCAATTTGGTTCTTGACGGGAATCAGGTCAAGGTCCGCTTGATGGCTGAGCGCATTGCATCCGGCGTCCCTGTGCATGTTGACTGGGTGCGCTTCACTTGTCATTTGCGCAATGCTCCGATGCCATCGGTTGACGTGCTGTTCCCGGAAGAGGATTTGGAGCCTCTTAGTCAGTGGGATCGTGATCAGCGCACGGTACGTATCCAGCGCTTGCGCAAGTTTTTGCGGTTTGTTCCGGACGCGGATTTTTCCCCAAGCGTGCAGGCATTCGAGCTTGCGGAGCGCGTGGCGGAATCTCTCGGCACTGAGTTCATGGTCCATCCTGAAATTCGGAAGGGCCACGATTTTTACCGCTGCCGCTGGAGCATTGAGCGCAATGGCGCCGAAGTGGGTTGGGTTGGATTCCTCGCGTCTGGCGACGGTCCTCGCCAGCGGGCTCAGGCAAAAACCATCCACGTCAATGTGTACGGCTCCGCTTGCACATTCGCTCAAAGCGGTTGGCGCGATCACCTTGCAAATGTGATCGACGAAAGCAGGGGTTGGCTCACCCGCGTTGATCTTGCCCTTGATTTTTTCGACGGTATCAAGGGTGGCATGGAGCGTGTCAAGGCCGACTATGAGGCCGGCTTGTGCGACGTCGGGGGGCGTCGTCTCAAGTGCAACATGGTGGGAGACTGGAGCGAGTGCGGCGGCAAAGGTCGGTCGTTCTACGTCGGGACTAAGGAGGTGGGCAAGCAGACCAACGTGTACGAAAAGGGCCACCAGTTGTTTGGCGATGCAGATACATCGGCTTGGATTCGCGCGGAATTGCGGTGGGGCAATAAAGCGCGCTTTTTGGAAACCGACATGTTGCGTCGTCCTGCCGACTATTTCCACGGAGCTAGCGACTGGCACGCATCCCTATTGCGTGAAGCCGAAGCAATTTCGTTCCCGGTGACGGTTCCTTGTGAACGCAAGCGCCAGATTGAAACCGTTCAGGGTGAAGCGGTGCGCAATGTGCGATGGCTGCGTGAGGTGGCTGCTCCAAGCTTGGCAATCGCTTTCGAGCATTTGGGCGTCGATCACTTCATGGAGCTTGTTTGCGACAAAAAGGCTCCTGGTCGTCTCCAGAAATTCAGCCGCAGCGAAATTGCTGCTGCTTACGGTGCTGCTTTCGAGCGCAGCAAAAAAGTTTCCCACGGCGCCGACGTTGGCCACGTCATGGCATAGCCCGTATCAGTAGGCCGCACAAAGGAAAAGCCATGAAGTTCCAAACAGAAGTTGTCGTCCACGGTGTGAAGGAGAGCGAGGGCACGATCGAGGGCCGCGCGTACAGCAGCACGACGTTCCATTGCGAAGTCGATCTGTCGGAAAACTCTGCTGGCCGCAGCATCGGCCGTGCCACTCGGCCGTTCAAGCTGGGCGATGCCGCCGAGTTCAATAAGTGGGCGCACCTGGGTGCATCCCTGCCGATCAAGGCCGTGGCCACGTTCGAGATGGCTGCAGGCGCTCAGGACGCGACGAAGCTCAAGCTGGTGGACATCAAGCCGGTCGAGCGCGCTGCGGCAAAGGCTCCTTGATATGTACGTCATCCAATCCGCTACGACAGGGGCATTCCTTGCCCCATCCGGAAACGGTGAGCCGGAATGGGTGATGTTGCTTGCGGATGCGGGTGCTGTGCACGATCTCGATGACTGCGCCCAGCTAATCGATGACAACGCGGAGCCATGGCACCGTGCGCAGGTTGTTGACTTGCTGACGCTACGTAGGGTCACCGGGTAGCGGATCGAATTTCGTTCCCGGTGACGTTTTAAAAGAAGATGTAGTCCTCTATAGGACTAGAGAGGTAGGACATGGATGAGAAAGCAGAGTGCCCGCATTGCGGTCATGAAGGGCCGTTGGATGATTTCCACGGCGAGGACAGCGCTGGTGGTGAGGACTGGCTGGTCTGTCCCGAGTGTGGCGGTGGCGGAATGTTGGACGATTTTTCCAATGGCTGACGCGGCATATCTAGTTACTTGCGCGGTTAATCAGATTCCTTGTCCTCTGGATCAGCAGGGCATTTTGGATTTGGCCGCGCTTTTGGACATGTCTCTGCTTGGCATCACTCCGGAGAGTGTGGCAAAGGCCATCGGCGCTTCATTCACTTTTGTGCTTAGTGCCTATTTGGTGGGCTATTTCGTGGGTATCAAGGTTGGCTTGATACGTAGGCTGTAAGTCGTCAGCGCTGAGTTTTGTTGATTCAGCGCTGCCGATTTGGCAGTGTTTAAAGCAAAGGTTTTTTTTATGCAAGTCAACCAAATTGTCTCGGTGCCTGTGCGTGTCCGTGTGGCGTCCAAGATCAAGTCCGCCGCCGCCAAGGTTTCGGCGGTTTCCTTCCTGGTGGCTGCCACCGCAATGCAGTCCGCCCATGCCGCTGGCCTCGACTGGATCTGGGATGAACTGGATCTGAGTGGCACGGCTACGAAGGTCGTGGCGGCCGGTGTCGTGATCATCGGTATCGCCCTCGCTTTCAAGGGTCCCGTTCTCGGTAAGCGCGTCGTCAAGGCTGTCTGAACGTGACTGGCGCCCTCGTTGCTTTGTTTTTTGCCTTGATGGCGATGCTTGGCGGCCTGGGCGCCGTCTGTTTTGTTTTGGGAGTGAGGTCGTCGTTATGAGTCGTGCTGCCGTTTTCCTTGCTGTTCTGGCTTTTTCTGCCCTCCCTGTCCATGCCATAAATAAATCTGGCATGTCTGGATACCGGTATTCGGTGAGCGATTCGGGCAGGGTTGCGAGCATCCGCCCCAATCAGAGCGGATCGACTGGATCGTTTGGCAGTGTTGGTTCTGTGCCGCCCGGGCAGGTTGGGAGCCAGATCGGCAACTCAGGTTGGTATGTTGGGGCATCTGGTAGTGGCAACCCTAGCGGCCGGGGCACGATGCACATGGTGCATACCGGTGATGTGTTTTTCGCTGGCACGAAGTACAAATTTCAGGCCGGTTATCAGGTACCGCAGAAAGCATTTGTTGAGGCTCTCGGTGTCCTTTGCAAAAACCCGCTGCTTTGTGCCGCTGCTGCCGCTGCGCCGGCCATCATGGATTGGATGGCTAGGGGCAAAGTCTCCGTGAACCCAAACGAGGCTGACTACCCGAATAAGCCTTTCCTCCGCGAAGAGGAAAGCGACGGCAAGCAATATCGAGTTGTGCAGCCGGCTATGCCTGACCAGTGGTACGGCTCTCCGACTGCTGCGTGTAGTGCGGCCCTTGATTGGGCCTACAACGTCACTATGGAGACGGGTGCATGGCGGTCTTTGTCAAAGGCTGGCCCTTGGGTGTCTGCGAGTCAGCAGGACTGCTCGGCGGCCCTGGACGGTGTGCGCAAAGATGGCACAAAGGACAGCCTTATCAGTCAGTGGACGATTTCCAGTCGTACGGCCACGAATCTGGACATGCTCCCTAGGTCGATGGATGACATTGCGCCCTATATGGACTTACCGGACACCCCGTCAGCAGCATCTCAGTTGGTTCGCGATCTGCTTGATAAGGGCGCTGATATTCAGTTACCCAGTACACCGACTGTGTCTGGTCCCTCTCAGGTGCCGGTATCAAGGGAGGAGACTGCAAATCCTGACGGAAGCAAAACCGTGAAGGAGACGGTTAATAACTATAAGACTGACGGTAACAAAATAACTAATACGACAACAGTAACAATTAATCAGACCTGTACTGCTCAGGGGGCTTGCTCGCCTACTACCACTACGAATACTCATCCGGACGAGGCTAATGATGATGCTGATGACCCGAAGGATGAGGACCCGCCGTCTGATACTCCATTGAGTGATATCCCTAAATTGTATGAGCGTAAATATCCTGATGGCATGACTGGCATTTGGGATGAGAAAAGCCAGCAGATAAAAAAATCAAATATTGCACAATTGCCATCAAAGTTGATGCCTGTTGGATTTGTAGCGGGCACATGCCCTAATTGGCGTATCGACTTGAGTTTGACGAGGTACGCTCAATATGGGTCCGTTGATGTTGCTCCACCCTGCTGGCTTTGGAGCGTTGCCAAGGCCATTCTTCTCGTTACGGCCTTGATAGTTGCAAGGTCGTTGGTTTTTGGAGGCTGAAATGGCTCAAGCTTTTTCGATGCTCTTTTCCAAGATTGCTGCGTCCTTGGCCTGGATCGGTAAATTGTTTGTCGCTGTTTTTGAGGCGCTTTGGGATTTGTTACGCGATGCTGTTTGCTGGCCGTTTGAGCAAATAATGACCATCGTTGTGTCTGCTATTGATGCCGTGGACATTTCTGGTCTTAGCGATCAGGTGGGGGCGTGGGGTTCATTGCCTGCCGAGATTATTAATATTCTCGGATTGTTGGGCGTTGGAACGGCATCTATGATTATTGTTTCCGCCATCGGCGTGCGCCTTGTCCTTCAGCTCATTCCTTTCACTCGGCTCGGATCATGATTAATGGACTTGAGGGTATTCCTGGATCGGGGAAGAGTTACGAGGCGGTAGCGTATCACGTCTTGCCTGCATTGCAAATTGGTCGCAAGGTGATTACCAATTTGCCTTTGGTGGTTGATATGTTTGCGGCTATTGATCCTGATTATCGCAAGCTTATTGAGATTCGCACCACATCTTCGAAAATTAAGGGCGAGTGGGATGCCACTGCCATTGACGAAAATGGGAATGGGCAGGCTTTCAGATTGTTTCCTTCTGAGTCGGATTATTTGGACCCGCCTCATGATGCCACGCTATTTGGTGGCGTTTGGGACTACCATTCTGAGTGGAAACATCCAAAAACCGGACAGGGTCCATTATTTGTTATTGATGAGTCTCATGTCCCACTCCCTTCAACCGGCACTTCCAAAGAGGTAGTTCAGTGGTTTAAGCTGCATCGGCATTTCAATGCGGATGTGCTGTTAATGACTCAATCTTTTCGGGATATGAATCAGCCAATTGCTAGATTAATGGCAATGGTTATTGTCTGTCGCAAGGCTGATATTCTCGGGAAAAAGGATTGCTATATACGCAAGGTTAAGGGCGGTTATAGAGGTGCAGTTATCAGCACGGAGCAGCGTCCTTATAAGCCTCAGTTTTTCGGCCTTTATAAAAGTCATACTCAGGGCAATAGCGTTGCGGAAGCTGCTGCATCTGATGTATCTTCGTTTGTTGGTAAGTTTCGGCGCTTCACCATTGGTTTTTGGGTGTTTGCAGTCGTAGTAGTTATTTGGGCATTTTGGCCGGCTGAGAAAAAACAACCTAAATCGAAAGCCGCCACTCAGGCCCAGTCCGTATCTGCTCACTCTGTTCCTGGCGCGTTGCCTGCGCTTTTGCCCGTCTCGGCGCCGGCATTGCCTGCGTCTGATTCTGGTGTGGCATCTGCTCTTCCGGGTAACCCGGAACCATATGCATCAAAGGGCTTGCATTTGACTGGGCGTATAGCTATGGGCTCGATGGTTGTCTATACGTTTTCGGTGTCTATGGCAGGCCGGCGCATCGCTACGTTGGATAGTCGTGATTTGATAGCCGTTGGCTATACATGGCAACCGCTGACCGATTGCGCTGGCATCTTGCGATGGGGGTCTGATGCCAAGGCTGTGACGTGCGATGCTCCTGATCTGGGGCAGGGCACCGTAGATAGGCCTGTTGTGTTGGCGGTGCCTGAAGGCTCGTCTACGCCTACTGCTTCTAGTGTCCCCGGCATCGTGTCTGTGTCGGCGCCTCCCGCTCCTGTCCGTCAATCCGGCATGATCACCCCTGCGGAAATTACCGCGTCATTGGGGAGGTAGGTTGTATGGGTATGCAGGATCGTGACTATTACAAAGATTGGCTGCGCGAGAGGAATCGACCCCCGCGCCGTTTTGCGGCTCTGCGCAAGTGGTTTCGTCCTCGTTCCAGGATTCGTGTTGCCGTGACACCGTGGCAACACAATTTTCGTGCCGCTGCGGCCGTTGTCCTGTTGGCGTCTTTGGCGGTCGTTGCCAAGCGCCTTGGATTGTTTGGCTGATGGCTTTTACGTATGCGTATGCTTTATGACATATGGTTTCGGCTTCACTGGTGGTATTGGTCTACCTCCTTTGCTCGGCGTAGGCGTGTTGCGCGGTTGCTTGCGCCATGAGTCGATGCCCGAAGCGGTTCGTGATATTTTGTCAGCGAAGCGGTAAGGGGTCTGTGTTGTGGGCTTGGTGATGGTGGAGCGGCTTGGATTGTTGGGCTAGCGGCTTTTACGCATTGGTAAGACAAACGGCCCGTAGGGGCCGTTTTTCATTGGATGGCTATGGAGGTGTCGCCAATAAAACTTTGGGATTCGTTCCCGGAACATAAAGGAGGATTGGCGATGGCTGATATAGCGGGTCGTGTGCTGGGGTATGCGAGGGTGAGTACGTGGGAGCAGGACACGGCGTTACAGCTTGACGCGCTCAAGCGTCATGGGGTCGTCGATTTGTACAGCGAGTCTGGATCGGCCGTTGGTCCTCGGCCGGTGCTCAAGGCTGCTTTGTTGGGCTTGCGCAGTGGTGACATGCTTGTGGTTTGGAAGCTTGATCGTATTGCCCGAGATCTGTACGACTTGCTTGGACTGCTTAACAAGCTGCAGGCTCTCGGGGTGATGTTCCGATCCCTTACTGAGCCTATAGATACGTCTACACCCCTGGGGATTTTTATGGTGCAGATGTTGGGGGCTGTTGCTCAATTGGAGCGCGCCATGATCCGAGAGCGTGTGCTTGCTGGGCAGGTTGCTCATATACAGCGTGGCGGATCGCATGGCCGTCCACGGCAGTTAACTGATGTGCAGCAGGGTCTTGTTAAGGCCTTGGCGATTGCTGGCCATACTCAAGCTGAGATAGCGCGCCAGATGTCTGTTTCGCGTGCTGTGGTGGATCGTGTCATGAATCCTTGGCGGTCTCGATACCAGCCGCAGCGCCCGGTGTTGGGTCCGTTGCTGGCACAATCGCCGGCCCTGCTCGATGCTCCGAA